AGATTACAATTGACTAACAACATTTTAAAAACTCAAATTAAAATGTCAGAAATAGACCAAAGTATATTTAAAAACTTTGATTATACTTTTGATGGTTATTCTGAATTTCAAATACCTCAAATACCAACATTACCTAAAGAATATAATCTTGGTGTAATAGTTGGCTCAAGTGGAAGTGGAAAGTCTTCATTACTAAATCAATTTGGTAAAGAAGAAGAAATTACTTGGGATAGAGATAAGTCTTTGGCATCTCACTTTGAAAGTGTTGACGATGCTATTAACAAATTAACTGCCGTTGGTCTTAATACAATACCAACTTGGGGCAAACCAAGAAATGTTCTTTCAAATGGAGAAGGTTTTAGAGCTGATTTAGCTAGAAAACTTAAGGACAATTCAATTGTCGATGAGTATTCTTCTGTAGTAAATAGAGATGTAGCTAAGTCATGTTCAGTTGCATTCTCTAAATATATCAAAAGAAATAATCTTAAAAACATCATAGTAGCATCGTGTCACTTTGATATCTTAGATTGGCTAGAGCCAGATTGGGTATACAATACTGATACGAAAGAGTTACTAAGGGGGGGTCTTCGGAGACCTTCAATTCAAGTTCAAATTTACAGATGTGGTAGAAACTATTGGGAAATCTTTAAAAACCATCACTATCTAACTGATAAGTTACCACCAATTGTAAAGTGTTATATAGCCACTTGGGAAAATAAGCTAATTGGGTTTGCATCAACTATTACCATGCCAGCAAATATTCCTGGTCTATATGAAGGTGATAAAAGAAAAAAATGGAGAGCTTGTAGAACTGTAGTTTTCCCTGATTTTCAAGGCTTTGGAATTGGTACAAGATTAGCCGATACAATTGGCGATATTCATCTTGAAGAAGGTGTTAGATTTTTTTCTAAAACTTCTCATATGCGAATGGGAGAATATAGAAATAGGTCTCCTAAATGGAGAGCCACTTCTACTAATCAAAAAAAACCACCTAAGATACCTAAGAATATTAAAAATAGAGGTATTGGAAATGGATGGGTTAAAGCTCAAAGAGTTTGCTACTCACATGAGTACATTGGAGAAAATAATAAGTCTTATAATCCAATTTATAATTTTCAATCAAATACTGAAAAACAAATGAGTTTAATATAAAGGAGACAATTAATATGTGGATACCAGTAATCGTAATAGCATGGAATTTAGGAGCAACTCCAATGTGGGTTAACTTTCCTATGGTCAATTTTCCATTTACATCCCAAGACAAATGCCAACAATATGTGGCTAATGTAAGAAATAGCATAACACAAGACCCTCAGTATTTAGATGGTTATAGTGTTTGTATAAATATGCCGAAGAAGAAGAATGGAGAGCCGACTTAATAATGAGATTAGTCTTTGATATAGAGACTAACGGCTTACTCGATCAACTAACTAAAATACATTGTATATGTGTTAAAGATATTGAGACCAATAAAAGTTACTCCTACTATGGAGACAAAGGTATTAGAAATGTTCTAAAACTTATGTCATCATGTGAAGAGATTATTGGACACAATATTATTTCTTTTGATATTCCTGCCATACAAAAAGTCTATCCTGACTTTATTCCCAAAGCAAAAATAACTGATACTTTAGTTTTATCAAGATTAATTGAGGCTAACTTAGCTAATTCAGATTTTGATAGTTCCATAAATATTCCGAAAAAGTTTTATGGTTCACATTCACTAAAGGCTTGGGGATTAAGATTAGGAAACCATAAAGGTGACTACGATGGCGGCTGGGAAGAATTTTCAAAAGAGATGTTGGTTTATTGTGAGCAAGACGTTGAAGTCACATATTCACTTTGGAAGAAGTTATCTCCAAATGAATATTCACAAGAGGCAATAAAGCTAGAACACCAAGTATCCGAGCTATGCGATAGAATAGGAAAAGTCGGATGGGATTTTGATATACTTAAGGCAAGTATGTTGTATTCCAAATTAGCCAAGGAGCGAACTAACTTAGAACAAGAGTTACAAACATTGTTTGAGCCTTGGGAAATACATGAGGAGTTCATACCAAAAGTAAATAATAAAGCTAGAGGATACGTTAAGGGTGAGCCATTTACCAAAGTTAAGGTGATAGACTTTAACCCTAACTCAAGAAAGCATATACAATTTTGCTTACAAAAAAAGTATGATTGGAAACCTAAGAAGTTTACTCCAAGTGGTGATGCTCAAATTGATGAAAGTGTCTTGATAACTTTACCTTATCCTGAAGCAAAAAAGTTAGCTCGTATGTTTTTAATTAATAAACGCATTGGGATGTTAGCTGAGGGTAGATATGCTTGGCTTAAGTTAGTAACTCAAAAAGGTAAGCTACATCATTCTATTATTTCAAATGGAACTGTTACTGGAAGGTCAGCCCATCGTTCACCAAACCTTGGACAAGTGCCTGCCGTTAGAGCCGAATATGGAAGAGAGTGTAGAGAGTTGTTTACTGTTCCGAAAGGGTATCAATTAGTTGGTGCTGACTTAAGTGGTATTGAACTTAGATGCTTGGCTCACTTTCTTGACGATGGTGGAGCTTATGCTAATGAAATACTAAAAGGCGATATTCACCAAAAGAATGCTGACGATGTTGGATTAACTAGAGACCAAGCCAAGACATTTATTTATGCTTTGGTTTATGGAGCTGGTGATCTAAGAATAGGTCAAATTTCAAATGGTGGTATCAAGGAAGGTAAACAATATAAAACTAAGTTTTACCAAGCTAATCCTTCTTTTAAATTCTTGAGAGATCAAGTCGAGAAGGCTAGTGAACGAGGATACCTCTTAGGATTAGATAATAGAAAACTAAAGATTAGAAGTAAGCACAAAGGTCTCAATACCTTATTGCAAAGCTGTGCAGCTCTTATCTGTAAACAATGGATTTTAAACATTGACCAAGAAATAAGAAGGCAAAAGTTAGATGCCAATATTGTTGCTTGGGTTCATGACGAAGTCCAAATTGCAGTAAAAGGAGATGCAAATCATGTCGGTAATATCACTAGACAAATGGCGAAAAAAGCTGGACAAGACTTCCAAATTAAATTACCCATCGAAGCCGAGTTTAAAGTTGGAGACAACTGGGCAACAACTCATTGATAGTACATTCTTTGATGACCTTAGTGAGGAAGAATTAAATACCCTCACTAACTTATATAAGTTTTTAAGTTATACCCATCGATCCCCTTTCCTAACTAAAAGCACTTTTGCAAGATATGAAGCCAACATGGTTGGTCTTTGTGCATCCGAGGGTTGGATAACCACAAAGATTAACAACGAGGCCTGGGGCAACAAGTGGGTCATTACTGATCTTGGTCTAGATGCTATGAACCAAATGGAGATATATGATGACGGAAAATAAATTACTTATTGATGCCGATCTATATCTATTTCGTAGTGTAGCCGCTGCCGAAGAGGAAACCGATTGGGGCGATGATATTTGGTCTTTATGGAGTGATCTAAAAGAGGCTAAGATTATCTTTAAAAATACTATCGAAGGTATTTGCAACAAACTTAATTCAAAGGATTTAGTTCTTTGCATATCCGATAAAGAAAATTTCCGTAAAAAGATTGATCCTACATATAAATCTAATAGGAAGAAAACTCGTAAGCCACTTGGCTATGTAGCACTTCAAGATTGGGCAAAAGATAACTATCCATACTTTAGTAAGCCTACGTTAGAGGCAGATGATTGTATGGGTATTATGGCAACGATGCCAACCAATAAGGACAAGTGTATCATTGTGTCCGATGACAAGGATATGAAGACCATCCCAAGCAAATTATATAGACCATTGTCCGAGGAAAGAATTGATGTAACCGAGCAAGAGGCAAACCGATTTTTCCTTACACAAGTATTAACTGGTGATCCAGTAGATGGATACTTAGGTCTCAAGGGAGTTGGAATTAAGACTGCCGAGAAAATCTTAGGTAATAAGCCTGATTGGTCTTTGGTTGAACGAGCTTATATCAAGGCTGGGTTAACTAGGAATGATGCAATCAAACAAGCTCAAATGGCTAGAATATTACGTTGGAGTGATTGGGATAAGAAAAAAGACAAACCGATACTTTGGAGACCAAAGCGATGACTTGGTGGGGAAATAATAAACCTAATTTTAATTTTTGGAGAACAAAAGTGACTTATAAAAAAGCATTAGATAAACACGAGAAAGAGAAAGCTCAAGAAGCTCAAAAGAAATTAGTCGATGTACTCGATACTGTATTTAAAGATAGCCAAGATGATATTGTCGCTAAACCTAAACACTATCACGACTTTAATATTGAGCCATCCGATTTCATTATGAAAAATCGATTTTCTTTTTGGAAGGGAAACATAGTCAAGTATGCCTCAAGAGCTGGATTAAAAAACTATGATGGCATGGATATAACTCAAAGCGAAATTACTGATCTAAGGAAGGCAATTCGTTACGCAGAGATGCGAATAAATCAATTGGAAGGGAAAAGACCGAATGCAATACTTTAGAAATAAATTCGCTGAAGACATATTCAACTTAAAATATAAACACGAAGGTTGTGAGGATTGGGCAAAGCTAAGTACAACTCTAGCTAATGAAGTTGGTGGTGGCTTAATGACACGAAGTGAAATAGACCAACTTGCTCAATACATGACCGACATGAAGTTTATAGCTGGTGGAAGATACCTTTGGTATGCTGGAAGGAAACTAAAGTTTTATAACAATTGTTTCCTTCTTAGAGCCGAGGATGACACAAGAGAAGATTGGGCAAACTTAGCTCACAAGTCGATCTCTTGCTTAATGTCAGGAGGTGGTATTGGTATTGATTATAGTGTTTATAGACCTAGTGGCTCTTATTTAAAGAGAACTGGGGGCATAGCAAGTGGTTCAATCCCAGCAATGAAACTCATTAATGAATGTGGTAGACAAGTGATGCAAGGTGGATCACGAAGATCAGCCATGTATGCATCATTACATTGGGAACATGGAGACATTGAAGAGTTCTTAAACATGAAGAATTGGCAAGACATGAAAGTCAATGGTACATCATTTAAAGAACTAAAAGAAGCCGACTTCAACTTCCCAGCTCCAATGGACATGACAAACATCTCGGTTAACTATGACACTAAGTGGTGGGATAGCGATGAGATTGACGATGTATTTCGTAAGAATGTCTATCAAGCTCTTAGTACATCAGAACCAGGATTTTCATTTAACTATGGCAAAGATACCGAGACCTTAAGAAATGCCTGCACCGAAGTTACAAGCTCCGATGATAGTGACTTATGTAACTTGGGTTCACTAAACTTTTCTAAGATAGAAAACTATGGTGAGCTATGTGATGTCATACACCTTGCAACTAAATTCCTATTATGTGGAACAATCAAAGGCGATGTTCCCTACGAGAAAATCAAACAAGTAAGAAGTAGAAATAGAAGACTAGGCTTAGGTATTATGGGTCTACATGAGTGGCTTCTTCAGAGAGGATATAAATATGAGATTAATAAAGAACTTAGACTTTGGCTTCAAGCTTACAAAGACATATCGGATAAAACTTCTATCTATTTTGCTAATGATCTCTGTGTGTCTAAACCTGTTGCTAATCGTGCTATAGCTCCTACTGGAAGCATTGGAATATTAGCTGGAACAACTACTGGAATAGAACCATTGTTTGCCGTTGCATATAAGAGAAGATACTTAACTAATGGAAAAGACTGGACATACCAATATGTAGTCGATAGTGCTGCTAATGCAATGATACAAAAGTATGGAATAAACCCTGAGAAGATCGAGAGTGCATTAGACTTGGCGAGTGACCCTGAGAGAAGGATCAAGTTCCAAGCCGATGTTCAAGACTATGTCGATATGTCTATCTCATCTACTAT